TACGATTTGTGTGAGAACTTGGGAAATACTATTTCCCAGGCTTCAACCGAAGACATCGACTGCTCACGATTTGTTAATACAAATCTCTTGCCAAATGCTAGATGTGCCTCGGATGAGTGCTACATACGAAACTCTATGAAAATGTTTCTTGAATTGTTTGCAAAATCCGTGTATTCATTAGATGATTTCAAAAAATACAACAGATCAAATACGTTCTATCTAAAAAATCCTCTTGTTGAGGATCAATATATAAGATTAGAAGGTTTACCCTGTATAGCGATTGAATGCAATATTGTATTGTTTGTGGATTTTATTCGAGCTTTCAATAATGATTTCAAATTCTTTATTCAATTAGAGGATGGTACAATTGAATGGCATGTTATTCCTGCTGAAGAAGGAGATTTTACTCTATTTTATTCCAATTATATAGAAACTATCTTTACCTTCTGCCGTCAACAAGCCATTAAACTTAACTTTGAAGAACTACCAAAGAACGATTGTCTGTATTATAAATTTAGTATGCACGCTAGGTCTCCTAAGAGACATATTGAGAGAGACATTAGAAATCATTTTGATGAGCTTACTACAATTACGGACTTTAATGATTATGAAGAATATCCATTTGAATCAGTTGTGAGATCGGAACTTGTCCCTTTTGTTGAAAGGCTCCTAGATGATTATGAACTTGAAAGAATGCATCCCGATGACTTGATTTATTTAGAACGGTGGTTTAAAGAACGAATTGACAAACATGTGTTTGTTAAATCCCGAGAAGACTTAATCAAATTCTTTCCAGTGATATTCATTCAGAGTAGTCACAACATGAGATATGAACGTTTGAAATCTTGGTCGCGTTTTTATTGTACTGATAGATCACAAATATGTTATGCATGGACAACTAGATTAGAAGATGCTTTCTATGATCTTTATTGGGATATGACAACCTTTTCCCATAAAGATCTTAGCTCCCAGCGGGCCTATATAAATCAGAACGTAACTCCTTTGTTTTTCCTGAATAATTATGATTATGAGTTTTCTAGTTTTACGTGACTATCGAATGATTTGAAATTGATAAGCATAATCATGTCTAGCAATCCTAATATGAACAAGGCCCCACAGGAG